TTATTTCTCTTAATGGAGGCATTCCATATTTAATCATACATTCATGAACAAGTTTTGAGGAAGTAAAATATTTGACTAAAAATTCGGAACAACAACAACCTTTTTTATACCTGACACCATAATAATATAAGTTATGATCAGGCCATCCTATTAAATAAGTATAAGGTTTTTTCATTTTTTTATGTGAGAGCGATATTGTAGGATATTTATAAAATATTTTGTTATAAATAAAACATATAGAGGAGAAACAACATGGCTTTTAATGTAAACGAGATCAGAAGTCAACTAACACTTGGAGGAGCGAGACAATCGCTTTTCCAAGTGCAGTTCACTAATCCTGCTAACTCTGTTGCCGATATCAAAGTCCCTTTTTTATGTAAAGCATCTCAGATTCCAGCATCAACTTTAGGAGTAATTGAAGTACCTTACTTCGGTCGTAAAGTTAGACTAGCTGGTGATAGAGTGTTTGCTGATTGGTCAGTTACTGTGATCAACGACGAAGACTTCTTAATTAGAAATGCACTTGAAGAATGGTCAGCTACTATTAATTCTCATCAAGGTAACTTGAGAGGATTTGGAGCAGCTAGTCCTTTACTTTATAAATCAACAGCAGAAGTAACACAATACTCAAAAACAGGAACAATTCTCAGAGTATATAAATTTAATGGTATATTCCCAACAGAGATCTCTCCAATAGAGATGTCTTGGGAATCAACTGATACTATTGAAGAGTTTAATGTTACCTTCCAATATGATTGGTGGGAGGTTTCAGGTGGTATTACTGGCCAAGCTGGCACTACTACCTAATATATAAAGTGGGGCTCTCAAGCCCCACTAATATGGAGTAAATATGGCAGAACTGTTCGGTTTTGAGATTCGCCGTAAAGGGCAGACTCAATCCCAAGAAGAAGAAAAATTACAAACATTTGCACCAAAGCAAGAAGACGATGGTGCTCTTGTTGTTGCTTCTGGTGGTGCGTATGGCACTTACGTAGATCTTGAAGGATCAGCTAGAACAGAAGCAGAATTAGTTACCAAATATAGAGACATGATGCAGCACCCTGAAGTAGAAAGTGCTGTGGATGATGTTGTTAATGAAGCTATTGTAGTTGAGCGAGGTGTAAACACAGTAGAAATAAATTTGGATCAAACTAAGATTTCAGCTAATATTAAGAAGATGATATCTGATGAGTTTGATAACATACTAAAACTTTTAAATTTTAACACTCAACCTTATGAAGTGTTCAAGAATTGGTACGTTGATGGTAGATGTTACTATCATGTAATCATTGATCCAGAAGATTTGAAGGGTGGAATCAAGGAACTTAGACTTATTGATCCACGTAAGATAAGAAAAGTTAGAGAGATTAAAAAGAAAAAGAATCAAATATCTCCCAATTCACGAATAGATGTTTCTAAAACAACAAACGAATATTACATTTATAATGATAAAGGATTTGCTTCTTTAAATAATTCTTTATCTCAAACTGTAGGTGCTTCTGGTCTAAAGATAGCCAAAGATTCTATAGTACATTGTACCTCTGGATTATTAGATACAAATTCAACATTAGTACTTTCTTATCTTCATAAAGCAATTAAACCATTAAACCAATTGCGTGCTCTTGAAGATGCAACTGTAATTTACAGAATATCAAGAGCTCCTGAAAGAAGAATATTTTATATTGATGTTGGTAATCTGCCTAAGATGAAAGCAGAACAATACCTTCGCGACATGATGGTTCGTCATAAGAATAAACTTGTTTATGATTCCACAACAGGTGAAATTCGTGACGATAGAAAATTTATGACGATGTTAGAAGATTATTGGCTTCCTCGTCGAGAAGGTAATAGAGGGACAGAGATAACTACCCTTCCTGCAGGCCAAAATCTTGGTGAAATGGATGACGTGCTTTATTTTCAAAAGAAACTTTATCGCTCTTTGTTAGTTCCAGAAACAAGACTAAATCAAGATGCAACTTTTAGTATGGGTCGTGATACTGAAATTACTAGGGAAGAAATCAAGTTTGCTAAATTAGTTGATAGATTGAGAACAAGATTTTGCCAATTGTTTCTTAAAACTTTAGAAAAACAATTAATTCTTAAGCAAGTTCTTACCATGGATGATTGGAAAGAAATTGGTCCAATGATAAGTTTTGATTTTGCAAGAGACAACTACTTTGCTCAGCTCAAAGAAATGCAAATACTAAACGAGAGAATGACAGCATTTACCAATATGCAGCCAATAGTAGGTAAGTACGTTTCTAATACTTGGGTACGTAAACACATTCTTCTTCAATCAGATGATGAAATTGAACAAATGGATAAAGAGATTGCTGAAGAAGAAACCATTCCCCAATACAATAGTGAAGGCGATGGAGGAGACGGAGGCAACCCTAATCCACCAAGCCCTTTGAACGGTCAAAGACCACCAGTTTCTAAACCACTGATTCAATAATATAAATATTTGGAGTAATAATGACTACAGACACAACGCCCTATTTTGAAATTATAGATTTTGCTGCAAATGATAAACCAAATGAGTTTGTAAACAAATTCAATGAATTAATGTACAAGAAGGCTTATGATGCTGTAGAAAGATACAAACAAGATATTGCAAATAACTATTTCGGACAAGAACAAGAAACTGAAGTAGAAGAAACAGAAGAAGAGGAAACCTCTGATGAAAACGCTTAAACAAATTTTTGGAGAAGTTTACGGTCCTGATACAAAGGATGGTAAGGCATTCGTCCATAAACATGTTACTGTGAAGTATGATGATAGAAACGGAAACGGTGACGATGTTTTTCAAGCTACCAATGTTAAAACTGTAAAACGTAAAGAAGAACGTCATGGGTATGATTCAGGTGAAGATGAAAAAGTATATGAATCAGAAGATCCTCAAGTACTTTTAGATTTTATAAACGAAGAGCAAATCGATGAGATGGATAAGTCAATGGCATATGCTACTGGTACAAAAAGAGCTATGCAAATGACAGGTGATAAGCCACCTTTAGAAAAATCTACTATTAAGAAGGCTCATAAGATCGCTAAAGCGATGCTTCGTAAAGAAGATTATAGTTCTGAAGATTTTCAAACATTTGTTACTGAAAGATATGAAGGTCTTTCAGAAGAAGATTTAGCTCTTATTGAAACAATGTATGAGAGTCTAGAAGGTGAGGAAGCAGAAGAATTTTTAGATCTTCTAGATCAAGGAGAACTTGACGCTTTCTTAGATGAGCTAGAAAAAGAATTAGAGGACTAATAACATGGCCGAGGTTATTAAATTAGTTGGTTTTGAAGTCACGCTGAATGCTACAGCTAACCTAGTGTCCAATGCAGTATTAGTAAAAATTTCTAATGCAAATACAACCACTGCATCAACTATTACTGTAGTGAACGCTGCTGGAGCAAATACTGCCAATACCACTCTTCTTCCTCTTACAGAAATTTATTTACAGAAACCTACAGACTCAAAGTTGATTAGTTCACTTACATCTTTAGTCACAGCTACACCAGTTGCTTTTAGTTAAGGATCAAACATGAAGTTAATGATAGAACAAGTAGAGAACGTAAAGTTCTTAACAGAAGAAAAAGAAGGAAAGAAAAAGTTCTATATTAGTGGTCCTTTTATTCAAACTGAACAACAGAACAGAAACGGTCGTGTTTACAGAATGTCCTACATGGAAAATGTTGTTAACAAATATAACAACGACTATGTGAACACTGGGCGAGCACTTGGTGAGCTAGGACATCCTAATGGTCCTACTATTGGTTTAGATAGAGTTTCTCATAAAATTGTTTCCCTAAAAAGAGAAGGAAATGATTTTATTGGTAAAGCAGAGATTCTAGGAACACCAATGGGTAACATTGCCAGGAATCTTTTAGAGAGTGGTGTGCAGCTTGGTGTATCTACGAGAGGCATGGGTTCTATAAAAGAAAAGAACGGTATTATGGAAGTTCAGGATGACTTCTATCTTGCTACTGCTGCTGATATTGTTGCTGATCCTTCAGCTCCTAATGCTTTTGTTCAAGGCATTATGGAAGGAGTAGAATGGGTTTGGGATAATGGTATATTAAAGCAACAACAGGTTGAATCTTATAAAAAGACGATTGAGAAAGTTTCTAAAGCAGATTTTGAAGATACAGCGATCAAAGTCTTCGAACATTTCCTAAGTTCTATAAGAAATAAATAAATTTATAAATATTACATATAGTTAAGGAGTTACTTTAATGGCTAAAGGAAAATCATTCGGAGACGTAGTTAAGTCTGTGATCTCTGAACAAAAGAACATTGAGGAGAAGGTAGAAGTTGGTGGTGGCACTACCGGGGTTGCTCATGGAGCTGATCCTCACGGTGGTCAGACACCAACTCGAACTGCGGACAAGCGTAATAGCGAACCAATGCAAAAAGGTCAGAACCCAGCAAATACTCCAATCGAAGATACATCAACAGACAGCAACACTAAACCTACTGGTGATGCTTCTGCTTCCAATAAAGGTACCATTGCTGCTAAACCTAGTGCTGCTTCTGGCTCGATGAAAGAACACATCGACGCTATCTTTCATGGTGAAGATCTGTCAGAAGATTTCCGTAGCAAAGCAACAACAATTTTTGAAGCTGCAGTTTCCGCTCAAGTTCAGGAAGAAGTACAAAGACTAGAAGAAGAATATGAGCAGAAGCTTGAAGAAGATTTTAAATCTCTTACAAATGAACTGGTAGAAAAACTTGATCAGTATATGAATTATGCTGCTGAACAATGGATGCAAGAAAATCAAGTTGCAATTGAGTCTTCTATCAAAACAGAAATCACAGAGGGCTTTATTAATGGTCTCAAGTCTCTTTTCCAAGAGCACTACATTGAGATACCAGAAGATAAAGTAGATGTTCTAGGTGAGATGGCTACTAAGGTTGATGAACTTGAAGAAAAACTTAATAGTGTAATGCAAGAAAACATCGATCTTAGAGGTCAACTAAGTGAGAACACTCGTGAGAAGATCCTCGCTGATGTATCCGAAGGCCTTGCTGCAACTCAAATTGAGAAGCTAGCAGCTTTAGCCGAAGGTGTTGACTTTGACACTCCTGATAACTTTAAAAAGAAGTTAGAGATTGTTAAAGAGAACTACTTCCCTTCAGTTAATTCGACTAAGCAATTGTTCGAAGAAGTTGAAGAAGAAGCTCTAGCGTCCAACGAGGAGCAGACAAAGAAAGTAAACGTTGATCCATCAGTCAGTGCTTACGTTTCAGCTTTGTCAAGAACTGTAAAAAGATAATTATTATAAATAAAAATAACCTGAATAATAACAAGGGGAAACACAAATGTATGTAACTGAAGAACTTCAAGCTAAATGGGGTCCAGTTCTTGATCACGAGGATCTACCTGGTATCAAGGACCTCCATAAGCGTAACGTAACAGCAACCGTTCTTGAAAATACAGAACGTGCGCTAAGAGAAGCTGGCAATATTGCTGGCGGCCAGTTCTTGACAGAAGCACCTGTCAACGTTGCTGGTAATATGAGCAACTTTGATCCAGTATTGATCAGCCTCGTTCGTCGTTCTATGCCTAACCTTATGGCTTACGATGTTTGCGGTGTTCAACCAATGACTGGTCCTACGGGTCTTATTTTTGCAATGCGTGCTAAGTATGCAAACAGTACACAACTGAATGATGAGACTTTTTATAATGAAGTCAACACAGCTTTTACTACTGTTAAAGGTGGTGGCGCTCAGTTGGGTAATGCTCACACTGGTACTGCTGTTGGTGGTACAAACGGTAACACCGTTAACCTTCCTGGTAATGGATACAACTTTGCTGAAGGAATGTCCACATCAGTGTCAGAAGCACTTGGTGATTCTGGTGGTAACGCATTCCCAGAAATGGGTTTCTCAATCGACAAAGTAACTGTTACAGCTCGTTCACGTGCTCTAAAAGCTGAGTACACAATGGAACTTGCACAAGACTTGAAAGCAATTCATGGTCTTGATGCTGAGACAGAACTTTCAAACATCCTCACAACTGAGATCCTTGCTGAGATCAATCGTGAAGTTGTTCGTTCTATCAACGTCGTTGCTGTCCGTGGTGCCAACACAGGCACAACAACACAAGGAAAGTTTGATCTAGATACAGATTCAAACGGTCGTTGGATGGTTGAAAAGTTCAAAGGTTTGATGTTCCAAATCGAGCGCGAGGCTAACCAAATTGCCAAAGACACTCGTAGAGGCAAGGGTAACATCATCATCTGTTCTTCTGATGTAGCTTCTGCTCTTCAGATGGCTGGTGTTCTTGATTATACACCTGCTCTCAATAGTAACAACCTCCAAGTTGACGACACAGGCAACACATTTGCTGGTGTTCTAAATGGACGTGTCCGTGTTTATGTTGATCCTTATGTAACTAACAACTACATGACAGTTGGTTATAAAGGTGCAAACGCATTTGACGCTGGTTTGTTCTACTGCCCATACGTACCCCTCCAAATGGTTCGTGCTGTTGATCCTGCTAACTTCCAACCAAAGATTGGATTTAAGACAAGATACGGAATGGCACCAAACCCATTTGCTAAAGGTATCACAGCTGCTTCTTCGACAGCTACTCTTGAAATTGATAGTAACGTCTACTACCGTAGAGTTATTGTTAACAACATTATGTGATTTACCGTCACTAATAATAATAACAAGAACGGTATTGAGGGCCCTTTCGAGGGCCCTTTTTTATTGTCGATAAATATGTGATGGAGGAATTATGAGTGCATTAGACAATCAACCAGCAAATAAGAATTTTTTATCTCCGAACGGTTTTAAATTTGGTATTAAAAAATTACCAAACGTAAACTTTTTTGTCCAATCAGTCAACCTTCCTTCGTTTAGTCTTGGAACAGTTGATGTTGAAAACCCATTTATTAAGATTCCATTTCCTGGAGATAAATTAACATACGGTCAGTTAGACGTTACTTTTAAAGTAGATGAAGATCTTGCTAATTATCTTGAATTATACAATTGGCTTGTTGGAATAGGATATCCTGATAACTTTGGTCAAAGAAGTGCTATTGAACCTCCTAATGTTGGATTAATGTCTGGAGAAGGTGTATACACAGATGCATTTCTGATTATCACAAACAGTAAAATGAATCCTAATTATCAAGTAACGTTTAAAGACGTATATCCAATCAACTTGTCTGAATTATCTTTTGATTCAACTATTACTGATATAGACTATCTGACCTGTACAGCAACATTCGCATACAGAATCTTTACTATTTCTGTGTTGTCATAACTGCTAAACTAATGTATAGTATCTCCACTTGGAGGTGCTATGAAACTTGAGGATATACAAACATTATGGGATCAAGATAGCAAAATCAACTCAGTTGATCTTGCTACAGAGAGTTTGAAGATCCCCGAACTCCATAACAAATACTATAAAATCTACACTCAAGAGCGTTTGTTATTAAACAAATGGGAGTTAGAGTTGAAAACAATGTACAAAGAGAAGTATGAATACTACATGGGAATCATGGATCAAGGAGCTCTGAAAGCGAATGGATGGGAACCATTTGCACTGAAAGTACTGAAAGCCGATCTTCCAATTTATATGGACAGTGATCAAGACATGTTGAACGCTGCTAAAAAACTTTCATTACAGAAAGAAAAGATTAACTTTCTAGAATCAGTGATTAAGAACCTTAACAATCGAGGGTTTTTAATTAAGAATGCTATTGATTGGAATAAATTTACTAACGGCGCATGAGTGAAATACTAACCCTTGAAAGACTTAACGATGTGTATATGAGAGTACATTGTGACTCCGGAACAGCTTTGGAATTAAATGAATACTTTACATTCAATGTTCCTGGGGCTCGTCATATGCCTATGTTTAAGAACAAGGTTTGGGATGGTAAGATTAGAATGTTTAATGTTGCAGCAAGAACATTGTATCTTGGGTTAGTGACTCATGTAATTAAATTTGCAACAGAACGTGGCTATGCAATCGATTATGAAGATAGGAACGACTTCGCTACTTTAGACTTTCCATTAGTATCAGCAAAGAAATTTATCTTAGATTTAAACCTTCCTATTCAACCCCGTGATTATCAGATTGATGCATTTGTTTATGCGATTAGAAATCAACGGGCTTTGATGTTATCGCCAACAGCATCTGGCAAATCATTAATCATTTACCTGATAGTAAAGTATTTAAATCTTAAGACACTAATAATAGTTCCAACAACGTCGCTTGTTCATCAAATGTCATCAGACTTTGTGTCATATGGTTGTGACGAACACATCCACAAGATTTACGAAGGTCAAGAAAAGAATACAAAAGATAGGATTGTTGTTACCACATGGCAATCAATTTATAAACAACCTAAGAGCTGGTTCAATCAGTTTAGCGTACTGATAGGTGACGAAGCTCATCTATACAAAGCAAAAAGTCTTACAGGTATTTTAACCAAGATGGATCAGTGTCAATTCAAGCTAGGATTCACTGGAACACTTGATGGTACACAAACACATAAGTTAGTGCTTGAAGGTTTATTTGGCGCCGTAAAACATGTGATAACAACTAGTGAACTTATTGAAAAGAAAGTACTTGCTGATTTTAAAATTAAAGCAATTGTTTTAAGTTATGATGATCAAACTAGAAGTGATAATAAAAAGCTTGATTATCAACAAGAAATAGACTACATTATTAGTAACAACAAAAGAAACAAGTTTATTACTAATTTAGCTTTGTCGTTGAAAGGAAACACTCTACTACTGTTCAAAGTAATCAACCATGGAACTCAGTTGTTTAATGAACTTGCTAAGTACAGAGAAGATGTATATTATGTAGATGGAACTGTTGGGGGTTTGGATAGAGAAGAAGTAAGATCTGTTGTTGAGACTAAAGAAAACTCTATCATTGTTGCATCGACAGGAACGTTTAGCACAGGAATCAATATAAGAAATCTTCATAACATTATATTTGCAGCACCTAGTAAATCAAGAGTAAAAACTTTACAATCTATCGGACGTGGTTTGAGAAAAAGTGAAACTAAACTATCTTCAGTCCTTTATGATATAGTTGACGACATGCAGTATAAATCAAGACAAAACTTTACACTGCTGCATTTTGCAGAACGCATTCAAATGTATAATCAAGAGAAGTTCGAATATAAAATATACACAGTTAAAATTTAGGAAGTCTTATGGTTAAAATTTTAAAACTGAATACTGGTGAGGAGGTTGTTGGGGAGTTTGTGACGATGAGAGACGATGCTGTTGTTTTAAAAAGACCAATGACAATAGTGTACAGATTCCATCCATTATCATCATATCCTTCAGTCAAGTTAATTAAATACATGATTTTTAGTAAAGAAGATGCCTTTGAATTCAAACAATCAGACATTATAAACAACACTTATGCAAGAGAGGCTTTTGTAGAATACTACAATCATGTTCTTGAGTCTTTTGATAATAAAATGGATGACAGTATTGATGAGGAACTTAGAAATGCAATTAAGCAAGACAAAAATATGAAAGATAAATTTTACGAAAGTTTATTAGAACAAATGCCAACACCTAAAAATGTAAATTAAGATGACAGTACATTATGTTGATAACAAACACCTTTACCAGGTGATTATAGATCATAGACAAAATATTAAGGAAGCTGAAGAGTTTGGTAAACCCAAACCAGAAATTCCAAATTATGTTGGTCATTGTATTCTTCTAATTGCTAATAGATTATCTCTAAAGCCAAATTTCGTTAATTACTCATATCGTGAGGAAATGATTAGTGATGGTATAGAAAACTGCATAAGTTATTTTGATAATTTTGATCCAGACAAATCAAACAATCCATTTGCTTATTTCACACAAATCATATACTTTGCTTTTCTTAGACGTATACAAAAAGAAAAGAAACAGCTTTACATTAAACACAAATCATTAGAGAATAGCATGCTATTCAATACTTTAATAGAGCAGCATGAGGGTGATGAGAACGAGTTTACTCCTACTGTTGTTGATCTTGACAATGACAACATGTTCGACTTCATCAGAACATTTGAAGACAATCTTGACAAGAAAAGAATCAAACGTAAGCAAGGATTAGAAAAATTTTTTGAGGAAGATCATGAATCAAATTGAATGGATTGTTGGTGTTGGATGTTTCATACTCCTTATAGGATTTTTGTATAATCATATTGGATGGAAAAAACTCAAAGAAGTTTACAGTATGTGGTTTACTAGAGAGTATTGGACTGACTATAATACTGTTGAATTTCTTTCATGGTTAGCAAAAGCAGTAATTATTGTTCCTGGTTTAATTTTCGGAATACAATTATGGTGGCTCTATTGGTTTACGTTGTTTACTAGTGCGACGTTAGTTTGGGCTTCATATCGAAAACTGTTACCAACGTTGGTAGGATTCAATACGATATGGATCTTTATTAGTATCATGGTTCTTACAAAACATTTAGTATGAAAGTGGCTATTTTAGGTGATGTGCACTTTGGTGCACGGAATGACAGTCCACACTTTTCTAAATTTTTTGAGAAGTTTTATAATGATATATTCTTCCCTTACCTTGAAGCAAATCATATAGAACATATCATTCAACTTGGAGATGTGTTTGATCGTAGGAAGTTTATAAATTTTGCATCATTGAACGACTGCAATAGATATTTTTTCGATCGCTTATATCAAGGAGAATATAAGACTTATATTATCGCTGGTAATCATGACGTGTTCTATAAAAACACAAATAATTTAAATTCATTACAATTGCTAATCAATAAACCAAACATAGAAGTCACAACATCAAAACCTAAAGAAATATTAATCAATGATGTTAGGATTCTTTTGTGTCCTTGGATTACCGATGATAATCAACAAATAACTTTAGAAGCACTAGAGCAAACCAAAGCTCAAATCGTGATGGGTCATTTTGATATGATTGGTTTTGAAATGTTCAAAGGTCATATTAGTGATGTTGGTTTAGATCGTAAAGTATTTAATAAGTTTGATATGGTTTTGTCCGGACATTACCATCACCGATCAAATTCAGGTAACATTACCTATGTTGGTACACCTTATGAGATGATGTGGAATGATTATGAAGATGTTAAAGGATTTCATATTCTTGATTTAAATACGAGAGAGTTGGAATTTGTATCAAACCCATTTAAAATGTTTACTAAAATTCATTACGATGATATCAATCAACCTGTTGGTTATGTTAATGGGTTTGATCTTAGCGATCTCGAGGGTACTTACGTTAAAGTGATTGTAAGAAATAAAACTAATCCAACTTGGTTTGATTTGTTGATAGATCGATTAGAAAAAGTGGGTGTTGCTGATCTTCAAGTAGTGGAGGATCATTTTCATTTAGATCTTGAAAGTGATGACGATATCGTTAGTCAAGCAGAAGACACTCTTACAATATTAAAGAAGTATGTTGATCAAGTGGAAACAAACGTTGACAAACAAAAACTCGAAGGATTGATGAGAGAACTTTATAGAGAGGCTCTTAGCGTAGAATGATATTATTCAAAGTGATTCGTTGGAAGAATTTGCTTTCAACAGGAAATGCATTTACTGAAGTCCAACTAGACAAATATAAAAATACATTGATAGTAGGAGAGAATGGTGCTGGAAAAAGTACTATCCTTGATGCATTGTCATTTGTTCTTTATGGTAAACCTTTTAGAAAGATTAACAAACCTCAATTGATTAACTCAATCAACCAAAAGAACATGGTTGCAGAAATTGAGTTTAGTGTTGGCAAGAAGAATTACAAAGTGATACGAGGTTCTAAGCCAACAATCTTTGAGATATATTGTGATGATAATTTAATTAACCAATCTGCTGATGCAAGAGACTATCAAGAAATTCTAGAAAAGTCCATTCTCAAACTGAACCACAAATCATTTAGTCAAGTTGTTATACTAGGGTCTGCCTCGTTTGTTCCTTTCATGCAGCTATCAGCAGCTCATCGTAGAGAGATTATTGAAGATCTTTTGGATATTCAAATCTTTTCTGTGATGAATACTTTGTTGAAAGATGATATTGCTTTGAATAAAAGTAATTTGACAGAAGCAAAGTATAAACTGGAATCAATAGAAGATAAGATTGACATCCATAAAAGACATATTGAAAGTATCAAAGTAGACGTTAACAAATGGATTGAAGAAAAGAATCAGACTATTGCATTAAATGATCAAGGATTAACAAATGCTTTTGATGATCTTCAGATACTATTATTCCAAGCAAATCAACTTAATGATGAGTTACAAGGTCAACAAAAGTCACAATCAAAATACAACAAACTGATTTCATTACAATCACAAATTGGTGAAAAGATTAAACGTGTAGACAAGGAAACTGAATTCTTTGATTCACATGACAACTGCCCCACTTGTAATCAAGGGATCAGTGAAACTTTTAAACAAGAGAAGATTTCAGAGAAGTGTAATCAAAAGCACAAACTAGTTTTGGGTCTTGATCAATTACAAATTGAGCTTGGCAATGTGATAGATCAAGTTGAAAACTTTAGAATTATTTCTAATTCTTTGATTGAGGTGAACAAGAATATTGCGATCAAGAATACTGTTATAGAAGGATATAAAAACAATATCAAAGAGTTAGAACTTGAAATTGCAGGTCTAAAAACAAGAAACATAAGCAACAATGACAACACAAGGGAATTAAATGATCTATACCAACAGAAGCAAGAACTACAACAATCTAAAACTTCTTTAGAAGAACAAAAGCAATTGTTTGAAGTTGCTGCTGTCCTGTTGAAAGATACAGGAATAAAGACTAAAATAATTAAGCAATACATTCCAGTTATTAATAAGTTGATTAATAAGTACCTTGCATCGATGGACTTTTTTGTCAACTTTGAGCTGGATGAAAATTTTGAAGAAAAGATAAAGTCGAGGTTTAGAGATGAGTTTAGTTACGGATCTTTCTCTGAAGGAGAAAAAGCCAGACTTGATTTGGCTTTGTTGTTTACTTGGAGATCAATTGCAAAACTGCGCAATAGCGCTAGCACTAATCTTCTTATTCTTGATGAGGTATTCGACGGCTCTTTAGATAATTCTGGTAACGATGAACTTTTGAAAATTTTGTATGCCCTTGCTGGTGGCAACAATGTATTTGTTATTAGCCACAAGACTGACGCTTATCTTGATAAGTTTGATAAAGTTCTAAAATTTGAAAAACATAAAAACTTTTCTAGAGTGGTAGAGGCATGATTAGAGAATTGATTCCATGTGATGATGAACTTCTTAAAACTAAGATTGATCCTTTTGATTTTAAAAAGTTTACCTCAGAAGAAGTTCAAAGTATTTGTAATGATTTAATAGAATCAATGATTGCTTATGAAGGTTTAGGTTTATCCGCAAATCAAATTGGATTACCTCACAGAGTATTTGTAATGTGGAGTAATCCTACTGTCGTCTGTTTTAATCCTCGTATTGTTGCATATGAAGGTGAACCTATCTTTTTTTCAGAAGGATGTTTATCTTATCCAAATTTATACGTTAAAATTAAAAGACCTCCTGCTATCAGAGTTCGATATCAAAAACCTAACGGCGAGACGGTAACAGAAAGAATGATGGGTATGTCTGCAAGGGTATACCAACATGAGCTTGATCATTTAGATGGAATCATTTATACTTCTAGGGCTAATAAAATTCATATGGAACGAGCTTTACGTAATAAAAAAGCTCATGATAGAATTGTGAAAAGGAAACAAAATGTCAAAACTGAAAGTCAGCGAGCTGTTCTATAGCATTCAAGGGGAAGGACGCTATATGGGCGTTCCTAGCGTGTTCTTGCGTGTATTTGGGTGCAACTTTACATGCGACGGCTTTGGGATGGCTAAAGGAGAGAAATCAGATGAAAGAAACATCATTGCCCAACACGCGGATCAGTACAAAGATTATAAATCTTTGCCTTTGGTTACTACAGGTTGTGATAGTTACGCTAGTTGGGATGTTAGGTTCAAGCATCTTAGCCCTGTTGTGTCTGTTGATGGTATTGTTGATGCCATTTTACGTATGCTACCTCATGGCAAGTGGACAAGCGAGCATCTCGTTATTACAGGAGGTGAACCACTCCTCGGGTGGCAAAGGTCGTATCCTGATCTCCTCTCGCACCCCGATATGGTCAACTTGGAGGAACTCACGTTTGAAACGAACGGAACCCAGCACCTAACAAAAGAGTTTAAACAGTTCTTAGATTTTGAATGGCTGAAACGTCATAAGTACAGTGCTCTTACATTCTCTGTATCACCTAAACTTTCCATATCAGGAGAGAAGTGGGAAGATGCAATTAAACCTGATGTTGTTGTTGAGTATCAACGTCTAGGATACACATACTTGAAGATGGTTGTTGCTTCAGAAGATGATGTTGAAGAAGCAGAGCAAGCTGTCAATGAATACAGAAAGCATGGATTCAAAGGACCTGTTTACATCATGCCTTGTGGTGGTGTAGAGTCTGTTTATTCTTTGAATAATAAGAATGTTGCTTTGTTAGCAATGAAGAAAGGTTGGAGGTATTCTGATCGTTTGCAGGTACCGTTGTTCAAGAACGAATGGGGGACTTAATGTTTAAAAAAAACACAGTTTTTTGGACATTTGATTCTTATTCTTTTGATCAAAATTTTGATTCCAATAATTTAAAAATTGGTAGTACATTTTTAGCTCCGGAGCCAGTGTTTAAAAAAATAAACAGATATAAACATATCGTAGACGGAAATAATTTTTTAAAATGTCCAGTTACAAATTCTTTCTTGAAGAAAACTTTTAACATTTTATCGCCTATTGATTATAGTCTATTGTCTAATCCTTTAGACAACAAAATCGTTTCTAATCACCAAGACCAATTTTTCTTTGACAAATTTGTAAGTATTAGAG